CTACCATCGAATCGCACGATTTACACCACTGGGTATTTAATGGCTAAACACTTGTTTAATTAAGTTGGTAGGCCAAGTTTTGCTCAAAACTTGAAAAAGAAACGACCACCCAGCAAAGCTGAGTTAGGTTAAAGCAGGGAGAAGGGCGGGGGCAACTTGCTCCACAACAATCAACACGTGTGACGAGCCTGTCGTCACCGCATCAGTTTTCCACGCAACACTGGCATTCTGCGCAGTGATTAGAACCAGCTCCTCTCTGTAAGAGGCAGCTGTTCCATTTCCTAACGTGATCGGGAAAAGAGTAGCGTCACCGGAAGGGACATTGTAATACCCATTATTCGCCGCCACGCAGTTGGTGTAGTTGAGACCGCTAGGCGCAGTAACAGTGGTACCAATCAGGTATATCGCAACGCGATAAGTGCCCGTTTGATACGACGCCGGGAAAGCAATAGCATTATTGTTTCCACCTGGCGCTATCGTCATCACAAGCGTGCCTGAGCGCTGCGGGTTCGATCTAAAGATCTGAGACGCCGAAATGCCTGCACTAGCCTGCGATGTCCATATCGCTGCCTGACCTCCTAGCTGGCCTGCTAGAAGTTCTTTCTTGTACAACACCATGTCGTAGGACACCCAAAGCTCACCAACATTCACGCCAGCCGTGGACATACCAACGGTGGCGATCTGAAAGTTTGCGAGGTCGTAGAACCGCAGGTCCTGACCACTGGGTGGCGTCGAACGACTAGTGAACAACACCTTCGTGGGCAACTCCGATCTATCACACTCAATGCCGTGAACCATAGAGGTCGACGCGGCAGTCGAGCATGCATAATCGGCGTTCTCCATCTGTAGCTTGGTGCTGTAGGGCGCATCAACTGGATCATAGTCAGTAGACATGATCACAGTACCCAGCGCCTGCGAAGCACCATTGAAAGTAGAAGACGTGGACTTGAATTCGAAAATCATGCCCAGAATCTCATACTCTTCGTACCCTTGCGCAACTGACGACAACCAAGGAAAGGTCGCCGGGTCAGCGGGGTTAATACGGAAGCTCTGATTGGTAAATACACTGGCTGATCCGGAAAGAGCACCCGACTTGATGTCGCACACGTACTCTCTCTCAATCACTCTAGTCCCGCGTTTACCGTGGCGGTAGAACTCGACGGGGTTTGAGCCAGCTGCAAGACCGTTTGGTTGTTTGCCTGGGACCAGGCTGTTTGAAACGATGTTATAATCGCCATAACCCATCCACTTGCTGAGAGCATCCCCAGCAGTAGCCCCAAGATCACCTTGGCCGATGAGAGAACCCAAAGCACGGCCACCCATTCTAGCGAGTGAGCTGGCCGGTGGGTGCAAGGCTCGATCGACCTTACCTTCGATTCTACTGAGAGCAGAAGAAAGTCCCTTAGGGGTGGGTTCAACCTCGTAATCACCACGCCCACGAATTTTCGGCTTAGATAGCTTCCTAACCGGTGGAGCAATGGTGACTTTCTTGTTTGCCTTCTTACTGCGCGTGCAAGCGTCGTAATCGGGCGCATCGTCATCCGCAAAAGTCGTAGCGGTGCGATCATCATTGAAAACTTGGAAAGACATCTCTTGTAAAACGTATTTCATCTCCGGCCGGACCGCGAAGATGATTGAAACCAATGCCGGGTACTCACTATGAGAATAGTATTCCCTACTGAAAGCAACAAAACGTTCCGCGTCGATTGGAAGCTTCAAAAACAGCTTAAAAAGCGATTTATGAATGCGTTGACCAACCGGCGTCTCACCCTCAGGCCAATCATGGCTGCAAAAGGTCAGAGCGTTTGAAACAACCACATCACGCAGAGGAAAACCAAGCTCGAGATAAGTCTTGAGTTTATCTGGGTGTGGCGTTTCATTGCCATCGTCACCGGCGCATAGTACATCAGGCACATGTGTGCTGCCAAAAATCAGCAATCTGATGTCAACTGCATAGGCCCTACGGGCCCGGTTCATGGTATTAAAGTTAGACGTCTCATTTCGTCCCGTTGACTGGTATCCCACCAGAAGCTGGACGTAGATATGGCCATTAGACAATATGAACATTTTCATTGCCAACGTTCGTTCAAGAATCGTTGCAATGACGTACACATCGTCTGCAGGCACACAGCCTTGCTTACGCATCGCCACGTCGGCACTCAAAGTGTTTTCCTCAAGCGTAACGGATGAGTCAAACTTTGGAACGTCTGACAACATCGCTGGCTTGGGCGACGCAGCATGTAAAAGCTTGCTGTCGTTCAACGTGAAACCAATGCCTATAGCACTGTAAGTCTCGAACTTCATCTGCTTGAAGGCTACATCAAACTGCCCATACAAGAGGAATTCGACGCAGGATGTCACAATAGACATTGCACACAACCCGCGCCCATCCTTGTCGCGCTTGATCACTTCGCGCTTAATCGAGAAAGACACGAGATCAGAGCAGTAAGTGCGGTAGAAGTCTTCTGGCGTCGCGCAATAGGGTCCAACCACACGCAAACACACAATACGAGCTTGTATAGCTTGCACAAGGTCGGGCAAATAGCGGTCGATGACCACCCCCTTGTTGGCGCCCAGCAGACACCCAGGAAAGCCCGGGTGTTTCACTCTATTCTGTTGGCGTATAGCGTTCAGAACATCATCAACTCTCGGAATGCCATCATGAAACCAAGCAGGTTTCAAGGCAGTTGGTGTGGCATCAGAGATTACGTCATTAGCATGCCCAAGGAAATACTTAGCGTCCTCCGTCTCGGACCTAATATTGGCACACAAATTGTCAAGAACATGTTTTTCATCCATAGGCGACATGGACGGCAACTTGTACTTGTTAAAACTAGGGAAGTGATCCGCATAGTTGTACGCAGACTGATCACTCACGGTGCTCTTACGGTCTGGTACATGTGCTTTACCCACGTAGGCGATGTTAAAACCTGGCTGACGAATACGCTTCGCCGGGTCAAAATTCCGCCCGCGTGGGTCGTTATTGAAAAAGGGATTTAACGACAACGCCGCTCCCACGATGGTGGCGGCCTCATTTAGAAATTTACTTTGTCATCAGTCTTTGATTTGGCTTCAGCTTCCTGAAGTTTCATCTGGAGATCGGCAATCTCGCGCTGTTTCTGCCTGTACAAATCTTGCATTTTACTGACAGACTTGCTGGCATTCTCGCGCTCCATGCGTCTCTTCTCCAGATAATTACGCTTGTCTTTCAACAGACCGAGCTGTTTCAGCATAATATGCTTCTCATGCTCAGCAGGCGGGAATTTAAGCTCCTCACTGGGTGTCAAAGTGACCACGCCAGTGAGCGTAACTCCCATATCGTTATACTCCTTGATCTTTGCCGCGAGCCGCTCAAGCTCCAACTTGGCACGAATCTCCTTCATGTCCTTCTCAGTTGGTTTGTTGATGCGCAACTCAGTGATACGTTTGATGATATCATCAACCGTAACAAGCAACAGATTCTCCATGCTGACTTCAGGCAGCCCCTTTTTCTCAGGCTCTTCCTTAGCCTTAGCCATCTCAGCAAGCCTCATCGTGAGAGCTTGATTAGCTTTCATCAACTCAGCAACAATCGCTGACTGTGGCTTCACCAAGGGTGCTGGCTCCACAGCAACAGGCGCCGCAACAGGCAGAACAGGTGTCCCGTCTGGCGACTTCAACTGCGGTGTGGGCCTGCGCAACTGCGGGTCCGCCACATCATCAAAAGGGTTCTGAACGAACACACTCTCATCAAATGGGTTCTTGGGGCGCGTCATAGAGAAGCGTTGTTTTGGAATCACAATCTCCTCATCGCTCACCTCGTCAAATGGATTACGCAAATCGCTCTTAAACTGGCACTTGGCGCACTTGGGCTGGTCGGCACGATTATGTGGACAAGTTCCAACATAAAAGGGCTCAGCAACACAGCTGCCACATGTGCAGTGTTGATGTGCAATCGCCATTTTCATCTCAACCACTTCGGCCCAGTTTTTGGCTGTTTCGGGGTGATCGTCAAACGGGTTTCCTGCAACCGGCTGATCAACCGTGTAAGACACGGCACCTGCCTTGTTGACCGACACCGTGCGGTCACCTTGCGCCAAACCCACCATTTCAGCATTGCGTTCTGCCTGTTCAGGGCTCACGTCAGCTTCCATCAGCGGTGGCGCAGTATCAGCCATAAGCTGTTCATCATAGACTCGCACGTAGTAATCCTCCTCGTCTGTCGGACGGGTGCCGACTTGCGTCGGGCCCTCACCGCGTGCTGCACGCAGAGCTTGTTCATAAGTCTCCGGTTCAGGCTCGGTGAAGGGCTCATGTTCTTCAGGCGCGTCATCTTCCTGATCGAGCTCCGCCAGCGCGTGAAGCGTGGCCAAATAGGCTTTGCGCTTCGAGGCGTCGGTCGAAGAAACATCGACTAGGTTGCCAGACACAACCTCCTTCTTCTTATTTTTGTTTCGCTTTCCCATTGGGTAGAACCCAGGATTCTCCTCGCCTCGGCCAACACGCCACTCTTGGTGAGCGCGATCGGCATCAGCTCGGTCATTCTGGATAAAATAGCCTTTGGACGCGACAAAGTCATCATCTTCGTACTCGTCATAAGGGTCATATTCTTCATCCCACGGGTTGTTATAGTCGTCGTCACCTCCGACTTCTTCATCATAGTTTTGCTCTGCGTACGCACGGTAGTGCTCCTCATCTTCCATGGCATCATGCACTTCCCAGCTAGTTGGATCACGGCCCAGACGCTTACGCAACCCGTCCACAATCTTGTCATAGTCTTCATCAGACAGCTTGCCAAGGCGAACGATGCGATTCTTGCGTTTGGTTTTTCCCTTCTTGACACACTTGTCCAGAGGGCCCATGTCACCAACAGCCTCGTTGGCCTGTTCAATGGCGTCACAATCAATGCCGCGGAGGGCCACAAAAACGCCCATATAGCCTTTCTGCAGCCCCACAAACATAGC